AATACTACTTCATTATCTACCCAAGACTTAGAATTAACAGCTTGTTTAAATTCGTTAATCACATCGTGTAGTATTTGTAGAGTTTCAGAAAATGTATCTACTCTGTTTAATCGTTGATTGTTAGGTGCATCACCTTCAATTTGGTCATTAACCATATCCATCACATAGATTTTAAACGAATAGGTCATAACACCAGTATCAATGGTAGCTTCTCCAGGGTCTGCATATAATATAGCATAATCTTCTGCTCCTAGCTTCTTAATATCCACTTCATCTAACCCACCACTATGAAAGCTATTTATTTCATAATGCTTATCAGCTATCGTTTCTAAAAATCCTATTACTTGTCTAAAAGTTATCATAATTGTTTCTTTGTTTATTACCGTAGTCCTGTCTATATGCTAAGTATGTTAACACCTCCATAATAGGCAGTTTTGTTATTTTATCAATATCCAAGATATTGTTTGAAAGAGCATATAAGGTATTATACCAACCCCATTTAGAGTTCATGCTTACAGCTTCTGTTTCTTCTCCTGCTGCCCCAAAGAGCGATGCAAAGCGTTCTCCAAGTTCAACCCTAAAGTCAAAAAAAAACCTAGCGCACCTAAGGCTACATTCATCGGACAATCTTTGAACAATTCTTCCTTAAACTGATCAGGGTCGTAAGGTTCAATTGAATATCTTTCATTCCTTTTATTTACTACCTTTCTAAATAGAATAGACATAATAATGTGAAGGTTCTCCATTGGGTCATCTTTACAATATGCCTCCAAATCTATATATTCACCTGTACTTAGTTTACTAAGATTAGGCACAAACCCATATTCTTCACCTTTAAATTTAAACACCTTTTGGAAAGTAATCTCGCCTGGTTCTTTATCAAGCATCTTTTTTAAAATATTCATTATATCCAACAGGTCTTTATATTCCATTTGCATAACCACCTCTTCTGTTGTGTTACACAATAAAGCCAAACTCTTAACAACTAGCTTTTCTTCCTCTGTTTTGCTTTCCTGTAGTTTAATATATTTCTGATATACTTCAACTGTTATGTCTGACCATTCCGTAGGTATTCTTAATTTAACCTCTTTCATTACTAATAAATATAAAAGTTTATAATTCGTTTTTTATTACAATATATAGTATTTGCCACTATGATTAACTGATAGTTTATTTAAACATAAATATCTAGTTGCATCTACTAAATGGTCATTGACCTTTACAGGCGTGTTTAATACATCACCATTTTTGTCTGTTGCCCATTTATAACCTCTAAATTCTTTAATGGCATTTAAACTATCCTTAGTTACATTCAGTTTATATCTACGCATTATGTCAATGCCTAAATGTATTCCTGCACCCTTCTTAGCTGGTTTTATATTAAAGCCTTGTCTATATATCTCCTCTATTGATTTAGGTTCTGCTGAATCAGCAACTATCTCTGTTGTTCTATCAATACCAAATTCACGAAGTTTGTTAGCTAAGTCTGTATTAGTTAAACGCTTCTCATATAATAGTTCTCTAATATATAAGCTATCTTCTAACTGTCTTACTTCTACTAATGCTGTAGGACTATTAGTGAATCCGAAATCAAGTCCATATCCAATTAATCTACCTTGTACATCATCTACTAAATTAAAGTTCCTAAATATCATTGTTTGAATAGAACCGATTTCACCCATTCCATAGACACGCCAATAATCAGGGTCTATGTCTTTTAATCTTTCAATCTCATCTATTGTGTCCTTATCTAAGAATGGGTTAGCTAGATATGTTGATTTTATAAAGGTACAATCATCCCTAGTTATTACCTTTTCATATATCCAACTATATGGGTCTGAAGGGTTGTAATCTAAATAGATTTTATCTGTAGTTCTTAAAGTTAGCTGTGTCCACGATTCAAAGTCAAATTCATTTGCTTCATTGAGCCAAAGATAATCACGCTTTCTACCACGGATTTTCTGCGGTTGATCTATAGAAATAAATTCAATTAGATTGCCATTAAGCGTATATGATAATTCTGATTTATTATGATTAGATTCTGAATATAAATCCATTTCTTTTAGGATATTCAACACGTCACGGTATGCAGTTCCTTTAAGTGCTGGTAGTGTCTTTCTGCATATTGTAAATATCTTGCCAGTTTCTTCTAAGCATTTAACAATAAACAATTGACAAAGCGAATAGGTCTTTGAAGAACGAGTACCCCCTTGTAAACAAGTTATTCGTGTGCTAGACCTATACGCCTTATGAAATACATTTGTTGTTTTAATCTTTGCCTGTATCAATAACTTCAATTTTAAGTTCGGTTAGCGGTTTGCCACCACTTGTTATATCTAACTTCTCAGCATATCCTCTATCCTTAGCCTTAGACTTTAGATAGAATATAATACTAGTTTCTTTACCACTAGATATATTCTTTATTAACTGTCCTTCTACATAATCTATCTGTGCCTCCTTAATATCCTCTACTGCTTTAGCAAATTCTTCATCTTCTCGCATATAACGATAGTATGTACTTCTGCTTATGTTTCCAGCTTTTTTACAAGCGTGATAAATAAGTCCTTGCGTTTCTTGTAACGCCTTTAATAATTTCTCTTTTTTATTCTGTGCCATTTGTATTATTTAATCTATTATAATTTGTTTAATTAAGTGTTCCATTACATCTACTGTAATAGAGTTTCCAGCTTGTTTATATAGTTGTGTGTCGCTTATTCCTATTTCTCTACATTTGTGCACAAAAGAATCAGGAAAACCTTGCAGTCTAAAACATTCTATTGGTGTTAATCTTCTAAGTTTTTTTTCATATTCTATTGCTTGATTGTTTCCTGTGTCTAAACAATATGTAGTTCCATCTTCTTTGCTTAAATGTCCTGTTCCACCTTTTCCTGTTTTACTACTTCTAGGGTATAAGCTATGAACCTTAAAGCAAGGTGTGTCGCCACCAATTTTTAATGTTTTACAAACACCGTTAATATCCATAGGTTGTCTTTCTCTAAAATTGCTTTTTTCTATCCCTTTAATCATTTTATCACTTAAATAGTATTTGCTATTTGGATTGTCTTGTAATATATCTTTTAACTTTAATTCTAATGGTATTTTTTTAGGAAATTTAAAGCTGTGTTTCTCATCTCTAAATCCTACTATAAAAACTCTTTCTCTGTTTTGTGGTATTCCATAATCTTTAGTATTTAACACTTTATAATAAACATAATAGTTCAAACCATCTTCATAATTAGTTAAGCTGTATTGTCCATTTATAGTTTTAGCTAAACAATCTAAAATAGTTAAAAATGTTCGCCCACCATTATGACTTAGTAATCCTTTAACATTTTCTAATATAAAGTATTTTGGTTTTTTTGCTTTTAGATATTTTAATAAGTCATAAAACAGTGTGCCTCTTGTATCTTCAAAACCCAATCTCTTGCCCGCCAAACTAAATGCCTGACAAGGAAACCCTGCAACATACAAATCAACATAAGGTGTTTCATTGTGGTTTCTTTTAGTTATGTCATCATAAAAGTTTTCGGTATTGTAGTTAGCTAAGTAACTTTGTTTAGCGTATTTATCAACATCACAAGCAAATATGGATTTGTGTTCTATACCTAATTTTATTAACGCTTGTTCTGGTGCACCAACACCACTAAAATCTGTACCTATTTTAATCATAATTTAATCTTAACGTCTAAACCTCTTTCATCTAATTCTTGAAATAATTGATTCGCTTTTGCTATGTTATTTTCTTTTATTGTTATAATATATTCATCTTCTTTATCTTCTTCTATCTTATCTATGTTAATATCTAAGTCAATATGTTTAAAACCCCAATCTACAAGTTCGTCTATATCAAATTCATTAGCTAGTATATCTAAATCAAAGTCCCCTGTATTTTTATTCAGTCTAATGTTTAGTTCTCTTTCTTCTTCTTTGATTAAATCTAACACTACACAATCTATTTCAATATGCTTTAATTCTTTGCATATCTTTAATCGTTGATGACCACCAATAACAGTCATATCTTTATTTACTATTATAGGGTCAACCAATCCAAATTTTTCAATTGATGCTTTTAAATCCTTATATTGCTTTGTGCTTATTTGTCTTGGATTATAAGTAGCAGGTTTTAAATCTTTAATTAATTTACTTTCTATTTTCATATTCCTTTAGTCTTTTATTTAATTCGATTAGAGCATATACCTGTACACATACATTTTCTAAATGCTTTATTCTACAGTACATATTAAAGGAAGGGTCTGACTCCGCTTTAATATGACAATCTCTACAAAGTCCCATTAGGTTTTCTATGTAGTCAAGTGATTTTGAACCACCCATTCCACGACTTTGTAAATGATGAACATCAACTGCTTTATCTCCGCACTCCATCTCGCAAGGTATATAGTCCTGCTCTACATAGTTAAAGAAATCTAAATAAACCTTAGTGTGCTTTTTCATCTTCCCTGTCCTCTGTATTTTTTTGGGGGTTTATTATTCTTTGAGTGAATGCCTTTACGCTTTTTGCGTTTCCTTTCTCTGTGTATATATCCTGCCCTTTTAACCATTTGTATTACAACTATTTTGATATACCTTTTTTAACTTAGCTAATGTTTCTCTAACACAAGGTGTACAACTGCTAGGTTTTTTATTTGCGTTAAACACCTTATTGTATAATCTAATCATTATAGACTGATCATCACCGCTTATTGTTCCTTTTATTCTAGGCAATACAGATTCATATATTTTTAATTCATCTTCTGTGAATTGTCTTACCTTGCTATATGGAAAAAGTTTATTAAGCTTACTACGCCTTTCTTCGCAATTACAAGGTATGCCTGTTGCTTCACTTATTTTATCAACCACCTTTTTAATTCCTGTAGCTTTAGTTATTTTAGAAATTGTATCTCCTAAACCTTTACTTTTGGTCATCGTTTAACCCTTTTAAAATTTTATCTTTTATTTTAACATCATCTATTATATTAAAAGTTCTTTGCAGCATAACATTAATAGAATTTGTAATTATATTCATATAATGAGGTTGTTCAGCTAAAAAGTATTCTTTTCCCTTTTCATCTTTAAAGGATAAAACACTATCTGTTTTAAAATCTGTACTTTTACATTTTTTTAATGCTCTTAATATTCTAGTCTTTTTCATTATGTACTTTCATTATTTCATTAAACAATTCTTGCATTTCATTGGGTAATTCTTTTATAGATTTTTTCACTTGTTCTATATCACCGTTTTGTTTATAGGTTTCTTGTATTTCTAATAGTTGATTTATTCCTTTATTTTTCATTTATTAAATAGTTTTTAACATTAGTAATTGCTTTATGCAATGTGTTCTTGTTAATTCTTGTTTCTCTAGCCATTTCAGATAAACTATAACCTTCTCTATAATAGATTCTAAAACATTCAGCATCGAACCAATATAAGTCTTTTAGCTTTTCCTCTACCCATTCTAATCGTTTTTCTACTAATTCCTTTTCTGCTTTAGTTTCTACTATAGTATCAGGTGTTATAGATTCTATTGTTGTTGTTGTGTGATACTCATAATACTTTCTATACTTATAATGGTATCTACTTGTTTTAGAATGGTATTGATTCATCATTACTCTAACGACATAAAATGTCATTTGTTTCTTTTCTATTATTTGCTCTATTCTTTCCTGATCACATTTGTATAACTCCTCAATCACAAAACTAAATAAGTCATCTTTATCTTTACCGCTTGTTATGTTATAAGCAATATCTTTTAACTTATGATAGTTTTCTATTAAGTATTTGTCTAACATATTTTGACCACCGAAGGGACTTTATATTGTTTTAATAAATTATATTCTACACTAGATATTCTACTTATATTAATTTCAGCTACATTATCAAATCTTCTGTGCATTTTATTATAAATATAATTTAATATATTATTGTTTTTTTTCAAATCTCTTAAAATAAAAGACAACTCCGCACCTGTATCAAACAAAATTGTAAACAAGTGATTGTTAGTATCAATGTAGTCCCAGTGCAATCGTTCTGTTCTTGTATTAAAAAATGTTGGTTTTACTTTCATTTTACTAGTCCCTCTAAATAACGATTAATAACTTCTAATGCTTCATCTATACCATTACATATCTCTGCTACATATCCACGCTTATTTAGCTCATTACGCCAATATAACTGTTCTTTAGTTGCTCTATTATATCCTACCTTTAATTCTATTGCTAGACCGTGCCATTTACCTTTAGGTTCATAGATAAACAAATCAGGAAATCCACGTTTGTATCCGCTCTTTTTAGCTTTAATTCTTTGTGACATATGGACTTGATATTGACCACCCATAGAGCCGCAGTATAATACGTTCTGTAAATCTAAGTATTTACACACTGCTTTCTGTAATTGATATTCTTTCATTTTTTAATCCATTTAGTTTCACCGTTGTAATTGTTTCTTTGTTGTATATAACCAATACTTCGTAGGTGTTCGTGGTATTCTTTAGTCTTGTTTATATCCTGTTCTATTCTTTTAGCATAATGAATATCATAATAATCAGGAAAAGAAATATCATTATAATAATTACTTTTCTTTACTTTACTCTTATCTACTTTACTATACTCTACTCTACTAGCATTGCTATCGCTTTGCGTTCGCTTTGCTTTCGCATTATCCCACCTTTTAGATGCACTTTCTTTTGCTTTAGCACTCTTGCTGTTAATAGTATCTATGTGCTTATTTAAACGCTTAGAATAAAAACAACCATCTTCAATAACAAATAAATCAAAATCTTCTATTACTTGTTTTAGAATTTTAGAATCGCATTGTAGACCAAAAGCTAATGTATCGTAATCATCTATACATATTTTATTTTCTTCTGTAAATAACATTTCTAATAAAGCCCAAAAAACACCATAAGATTCCATGCCTAGCTTGGCTCTCATTTTCATTACTCTATAGTCGTGTCTTGCGTTTGAATCGTGGTTGAAGTATGTTTTTTTCATATTGATGAGTTTAAAATGATAGTGCCTATATTACAAAATTAATAACTATTTAACAAAACAAAATATTAACATAGGCACTACCAAGATTAATTAAAAAGGTGTTGATTCTTCACTTACTCGCTGTACGCTATCTTCAATGTGAATACCCTTAACCATTAAAGCATTGTAAAACTTACCTTTAAACTCTCTACTCTTAATATAGAAATCAATGTTAACAAATTGTCCGTGTGCTAATTTTTTAGAACCCTCTATGTTTTCAATTGTTTCTTTTCCAAAGATTTCAAATTGTTGTATATGGTCAAATCCTGAATTGGTTTCTTCTATTGTTATATACATTTTTTCAAACTGATCACCTGCTTTACTGGTTATAGTTTCATTTTTTATATCTATTATTTTTCCTCTTATTTTATACATATTATTTTTATTTATTAATTATTATTCCTTTTAAAACTTTCGCTTTCATCTTCTCCAAATACTCCTAGCTCGTAAAATCCTGCTAGTTTAAGAACCGCCCTAGACATTGCTCTTTTCTCAGCCATCTCCATAACATACCAAGTATTGGTGTTTCCCTCTTGATAATTCGCACCCTTTAAAGCACTACCAAATGTTTCTATTTGTTTGTCACCCATTTTAGCTTTAGCTTTAACTACTGCAAAATTAGATTCACATCTAATTACATCATATATTATCTGTATATCAACATTCGCTTGTATTTTATCTATACCTGCTCTTGTTATAATTTTATAATGCTGATGTGAAAACACATCCTCACTTGTTAAATTATTCTCTACAAATAATCTATTTAAAATATCGCTTCTAGTTTCCATATTATTTGTTTAAAGTTAGCAACTGGTTTAAATCTAAATTAAGTATTCCGCATAATCTTCTAGCTTCACTAATCTTAAGACTATCAGGTTTCTTTAATTTAGATAACATTGTTGGATATGACATTGACATATATTCAGATAATTCTCTTTTGTTTATCTCACACCTGTACATCGCATATCTTATTATTTCTTTTAATTCATCGTTCATAATTATATATTTTTAAATTATACCACAATAATAATAAATGTTTTTTAATATCCAAACAAATTAATTTAATACTTATTAACAATTAGAATGTTAATAACTTATAAAGTTTTTTTTATACTATATGTATTAGTTATTAAATTTATTTTATATATTTGTGTAAACAAAACAATTAAACTATGAAAACATTAAATTTAGAAAACGGAGAAAGAGTAACACTAGAGTTCTCTTTAATAGAATCAAGAATTAGTACACAAGAACGTATTAAGTATTATACAGAAAGACTAAACGGTTGCAGCAATGTATCTGAGGTTAATATGTATAGTGACGCTTTAAAGGTTCAAAAAGATAAATTAAAATCAATTACTAACATCTTAAATAAACTAATATGAATATTAAATATATAGACACAACTACTCCACAAGGAATGGAAAGAGCAGTATTATTTGAAGCTAATAATCCTGACTATAAATTAGTAAACGGTAGATTAGATTTTACTTGGATATTTGAGAAGAAAGAAATTGTATCTAATTGCTGTTCTGCTAATATAGTATTAACCGACATATGTTCTGATTGCTTAGAACATTGTAAACCAATTGAGATATGATAAAAGACTATAAAATTTTAGGAAAAGGTGACTTTAACATAATGGCGGATGTACCAGGATTGACAGGCGTTGAAGCATCAGATGTTAAGTACTGTTACGGAGCAATACAATTTAAAGGTACTAAGAAACAATTAAACATATTACTAGCTGAATTATATAAAGATGATAGCACCTTTAAAGTGATTGGCGTTCACGATAAAGAAACAGAAGATTTTTATAAAAATTTATTTAACTAAATACTATGAATGAATTTAAACCAGGTACGCATAAGCAGATTGTTTATGACTACCTAAGAACACAAGGCGATTTAACAACACGCAAAGCAATGATTGAATTAGGAATAATGGATTTGCAGGGTGTTATAAGGGATTTACGCAGAGCAGGAATAGATATACATTCTGAAAATATAAAAGTAGAAACACGCTACACTAAAAGTAACGGTGAAATGAAGTATGCTCACGTTAAGGAATATAGCATAGCGTTGTTTGATTATGGGAGTCCTGAAGAATACGAAGAATGGATTAATTAGACAATAGTATAGCACCCGCATTGAACTCACTGCAGATTGGTGACGAATTAAAACCTGCTTACAGGTGCTATCTATTTTTTCAATTTCTTTATTAATTCTTTAAACTCTACTCGCATACTTTTAATATCATATACTTTATTATTGTTTTTATCATAAGTATAATATGCTCCTAGTTTTAAATCCTCACTGTAAATATGCTTTCCCATATATTATAGTTTAGTTATAACTCCATTAACAAATTTATAGGTAATTTTCCATTATTCAAAATGACACCAGCACCTATAGCTGGTTTCTTTCCATACTTAGCATAAGCCATTGCATAGGTTTCGTGATTAATTCCGCAACCAACTTGCATTCCAAAAACCCTAAATTTTTGACCTACATAATGCTCACAATAAGCTTGTGTGTGTAAGTGTCCTTGTACTGTGTTCATCATATCTGCTCTGCATTTAGTTCTTGCTGTTCCACCTTCACCGTGACAGAATTGCACACCGTCTTTTACATAGCGTTCAACAAAGTTCCAACCAGGCACTTCTAACACTTCCTTATAGCTCTTAATCCACTTACTAGGTATTGAGCTTGTTTGTGCTTTACGCATAACCATACGATCATGATTCCCGATAATTACTGTTGCTTTAGGAAATGCTTTATACCAACGTGCTATTCTTTGTATTGCATATTCTAATTCATCTGCACCGCCCATTCCGTCTGCGTTAGTTTCGTGGTAACTAGCATAATGATTATCTATAACATCACCAATAAAGACAACTTCGTTACAATCAAAGTCATCATATTTGGATATGCAAAATTCTAAGTATTCATCTAATGAAAAGGGTTCGTGTAAATCACCAATAACAAGAACGTTATTTAATGAGTTGCCTTCGGATTGGCGTAATTCTTTTACTAAGTCATGCTCTGACTTTGTTAGTCTAAGTCTATATTCTTTTAATTGCTTTATGCTTTTTTAATTTTTTCAATCGTTCTACCCGCAAAATAAGAACCATAAATTACCATTAAAAGATTGGTATAAATTGGTGCGTATATTGGGTTCATACTGAATCCTCCTACATTGCCATCAAAAAATGATATAATTACAAATATCATAGTTAAAAATGCTAAAGTTAAGGGTCGTATGTTAGCAGGTAACCACCCTGCTTTTGCATCCGCTTCCCAACGCCTAGTAACTTGTTCTTGTGCGTTGCTTTCTGCTTTAGCTAAAACTTCTTTAAATTTAATCTTTAATTCCTTCTTCTCTGCGTCAGTCGTTACAACATTATCAACAATGTTACCAACATTCTTTAATACATCTCCGCCTAGTATTTTTCCTATAATACTCATACTGATTTGTATTGAATTAAAGGTCTGTATTTAGTTTTGAAATTATCATCCTTATAGGCTACTAATGTTTGCCTTCTGTTGTCAGTTATTTTCCAGCTAAGGTGAATCCAAGCAGGATAGCGTGGGTCTTTATTAGCTGTGCTATCACCAAATTCTAATATGCACTGGTCATAATCTAAATCTAAATCTATAAGAGCATTATATATTTTAAGATTGTCCATTTTGCCACGCTTAACAAATTGCATATCACACGCTTCATATCTGCAATGCTGTGAATTAGATGATGAACCAATTGCTTCTGAAAGCTGTGGCGACCTGTAGCCACTTGTTATTCGGATAGCCCCAAGAACATCACGGAGGGGTTGTAGAATTTCGGTGGCATACAGTCGCAATTTTATTACACCCTCTTTCGTTGGTGTGTTATCTATACCTAATCTTAATGCTGTATTAGATTTTGTTAGTTCTGATAATGTAAAATTCTTAGTTAATCTCATTAATTAAATTTAGCTATCATCAATTGGTCTATACTCTTTTGTATATCCTTTTTTGTTGCATCTAATTCAAACATTATATTAGGCAAAAAGCGTTGTTTTTCTTCTCCGCTTTCAAATATAATAATAACAGGAATTGAAGCTACTTCATATTTGTTTTGTAAACTAGGAAAACGTGCTATATCT